TACATGATAGCCAACTGGACAATTTTTATAAATTTCTTTTATTTTATTAAGATTTGCAAACTTAGGAGTAGCTAATAATTTACTAGCACGTCTTTTTGCATTTAAAGCATGTTTTATGTGTGGGTTTTTTAAATAAGATAATCTCTTTGTTTCTTTTACTTTGTCTTTGTTATTTAAACGATATAATTTACTAACTTGCTTTCGTTTTTCTTTGTCATTTAAATAATATTCTTTTATCTTGTGGCGATTATTTGAGTAATAGTTTTTGAAATATTCTTTTTGATATTGTTTTATTTTATCTCTATTTTTTAAATCGTATTTTTTTTGATATTCTAATCTTTTCTTTTTATTGTTTAAATAATACAATCTATTAGATTCTTTAATTTTATCTCTATTTGTTTGAGTCATAAATTTTAATATGCTAACTTATTAACAAATATATGACAATACTATTTGATGTTTAAATGTTCTTTTATTGATTCAATAATATGATTGGCATTTTGGTATCGCCACTCAAACCAGATACCTATAATTATTCCTAAAATAAACCAGATCATCTTGCAGTAGTTGGTATGCCTTTAGAACTAACAAAAGGATTTTCAGCAAATGCCATGTAGATATAGTTGTTACCACTACCATTAAAATTCAAATCATTTCCTCTTACTTTAAAACCATTAGATAATAAATCAAAGTCTGTGTTAGCCGCTTCTGCATCACTTAAATTTGAAAATAATCTTGTAGATGTACTACCAGATTTGTTAAAAGAGTCTGATTTATTATTATGTATTTGCCAACTTCTTGCAGTATCAGTACATTTAATTATAACAAAAGCTGGTTTAAATCCTGTATATACAAACGTGCCATCAAAACTTCCATTTCCAGTAAACGAACTAAACTTGCTATATCCTTTTACTTCAGCGAAGCAGTAGGCAATTAATGTATCACTAGTAGCATGATGATTTTGATAAGTAGAAAAAGTAGTACTAGAAGTTGCTGTAACTAAATTAGCAGCAGCAGTTACTGCGGTAGAATCTAATCTTAAATAATTTCCAAAACCTATACTTGTGTGCCATACTCCCCATGTTTGAGCAACATTTCTAGTTTTTACTATAATCATTTTTGGTGCAACACCTAAACCATGCCCAACAGTAAATGGAGAACCTGATGCTGGATTTGTATAACTTACAATACTAAATCCACTTGTTGTATTAGCTGATACTGTGCTTGTTATAGTTCCTGAAGTGTTTGATACTGTTGTGTTTGCACCAAGCCAATTCCAAGATACATAGGTATTTCCATTGGTGTTAATTCCAGTATCTGTTCCAATATTATAACCATCAGAAGTCCAAGAAGTAATAGCTGTTGTTACACCAGTTGCTTCTGCATTGGTTAAATTTGGATATAATTCAGAACCAGTTCCTCTAACACTATCTTGTTCTCTATGATTTCCTGATGTGTTTCTTACTTTAGTCCAAGTCCAATCTGGTTGAAATCCAACTCCTGTAATAGATTGAGTTGCACCAGTTCCTGTATAAAGTTTAGTATTAAAATAACTAGAACCTTTATTGATCGTTGTATATGCCATTATGCGTACTCCGCTAAGTTTTTAGTACATAACGCATAATACCCACTTGGTACAGCGTATTCAAAGTTTCCATAACCATTAGCATCTGCATTTCCTGAAGCTATTGTGAATGGTGGGTTGCCAAAATTAAAAGTTAATTTATCTGTGTTTCCAACTGTAGAATAAGGAATATAAAAAGTACCATCATCTAAAGCACCTGATATTGTAATAGTTCCTTGTGTTGATCCATTTTTATAAAATGTTACTGTTCCACCACTTATATCTAATGCAACTCCAATTATATCTCCATCAGTCCAAGTAGCACCATAAGCACTTCCTGAATTATCTATATATTTGTTCCCATCAGAATTTCTATAAACTATACTTGCTTGAAATTGATTTTGTGGAGATTTGTCAGGATTTCCCCAACCAACTTTTCCAGCTCTATCACCAAGAGTTCCTGATATACATTTAACTTCATAATACCATTTACCAGAACCAACAGCTATAGTTCCTAAAGATGCTGTATTAGAACCAGTTGTAGATAGAACAGTTAAATTACCATCAGTTATTGTTGGTATGTTAGCTGTATCAACTGCAACAGAATTTATAGTACAAAAATTATTAGTAGGAGTATCAGTAGTCTGGTCAATAGAAGTTAGATTATTTACTGTAAAGTCATTACCATTTCCTGAAGTATCATCTCCTAGTGCTGAACTGTCTTTAAATTCTAAATAGAATCCATTAGTTCCAAACGAACCTGTATATGCTTTTGGTTTCCATATTCCTGTTGCTGTATCTGTTTCACCGAATGATGATGGTGTTAATGCTTGACCATCTATAAAATTAAATTCTGACATATAACAACCAACAAAAGTAAGACCAAGTGTATTATCAACATAATCATGTATAGAAATTTTGTTTCCTGTATTATCATTTAATGCAGGGATAGATGAATGTGTATTTCCAGTAATTCCATTGATATATCCAGTACCAGTTCCTGAATTAACACTCCAAACAACATGATACCAAGCTGATGGGTCTCTTAAAGCACCATTATATAAATTTAAAAATCCTGATGGACGATCAAAAAAATAAATTTTTCTATCTGCATCAAATAAATATATACCATTACCACCAGCACTACTACCTATACTCCATAAATATGGAGTACTACTATAAGTTACTTCAGATAATTTTAACCAAAAAGAAACGGTGTAAGATGTTGAAGAAGAAGGTGTTACAGTTCTTGTTAAACTATCTCCAGAATTAAATCTTAATGAATTATCTACCTCATAACCACCAGCAGTTAATTGATTAGCACCTAAGATTAGTGGCATTATTAATCCCTATTTGTTTTTGGGAACTCAGCGAGTTGTCTTGTATAGATTGGAGATTGTTCTGTGCCAGTATTTACATATTGATACAATGCCTTCAGTTGTTCCACAGTAGTACAAGCATTTATTTGTGTTTCTTGTTGATTGCTTACTATTCTTACTTCAGTTCTAAAATCTTGTATCTCTTGTGGTATCGCAGTTCCAGTATCAGCTTTTCTAGTTACATACCAATCAGTTGATTGTAATAGTCCAGCAGTTTGTTGTTTAGATATAGAAATCTTTTGTGATTTTAAACCTTTAATAACTACTTGTTTTCCATCTTGTAATACTGGCTCATTATCTTCATCAGTAGCATTAACATCTTCTAATTGTTTAGGAGTTGCAGTTCCAAAGTATGAGATTACTTTATTGTTTTCAAATTTAAATTGCTCATTAGTATTAATGTAATAACCTTCATCTTTTTTATTTGAATGGTCGTATGTTACTTCATAGATTCCGATTGCATTTTTTTCTTCATTAGACCAAAGAGAAAATATTTGTGCTGAATACTTATTACCATTCAACTCAAATGATTTTGGAGTGTTAAAAAATTTTACTATTTCTTTATTCTGAACTAGTGCGTACATTATGATATTGATAAGTTAAGGTTTCTACCCATTTCGTGCCATACAGTTCCATTATATCTAAATACAAATAAATCAGCTTTAGATACTGTTGTTGTAAGTGTTGGTGCAGTATCGGCAGTAAATTCATAAACACTATTCCAAGTTAATGTTCTTGAACCAGTAGCATCTTGAATTACAGCAATAGAAATAAATTGTCCAGTAGCACCATTTGTAGGTGCAGATATAGTTCTGTTTCCACCTAAAGTTAATTTACAAACTGGTGCTGTTGATACATCCCACGTTACAGTAGCACCATCTGTAAGTGTTACTTCTGGGAAATATGCACCATCATTAAGTTTAATTAATCCAGTACCTTTTGTTGTAAGACTTAATCCTATATTTGTATCTCCACCAGTTGCAGATAAATCTGGTGAGTTTCCAGTAGCTGTGTTTGTAATTGATATTTCATTTACTGCTGATGCTGTCTTAACAAATTTAAGATATTCATTTCCTGAATCATCTGCGATTGATTTAGCAGTTGGTAGTCTGATGTCTTGTGTAGAATTAATTGAAGAATCTGTAAGTGTTAAAACTGTTCCAGTTGCAGTAGTTGATAGACCAGTAATTGATACTGTTGAATCTAACCAATTAACTGTGTTACCTACATGGTCAATAGTTGCTAAAGAAATGTCATCAGCACCATCATAATATTTTAAAGTAGGTGCAGTTGCAGTTGTTGTATCTAACCAAAGTTGTCCAGCGACAGCACCAGTTGGTCTTGATGTTCCTGAGTTTAATGTTTGTATTGCTGAAAGTGCATTGTTCAAATCTGTTCTAAAAGCTGGGAAGCCCTGATTCGCTATGTTATAATCGTGTTGTGCCATAATTCTATCTAATATCCTTTAGCTAAATAGTCAAAGGTTTTACTTACTCCAGTTCCACTACTATTTTTGAAAGCTAAGTCAAAACCATTTATAGTTTTGTTACTTAATAAAAAGAAATCGCCAGTAGCTAAACCTTGTGCAGTAATTCCAACAGCATAACTAGCAGAATAAAATGGATTTGTAAATACAACATTATAGGTACTAATTCCACTTACTAAATCATTTCCACTAAATATTCTATCTGGCATATCAATACTTACTGATAAAGCACTAATGACTGGAGTAGATGATAAATCAAATGATGTTAAAACAAGTCGGAACTTATAAAATCTACTTGTATAGTCCCCAACGACAAAGTTCCTAAATGAAGTGTATGTGATATTGTCATTAGATAAAGCAATCTCTAAATGAGCATTACAATTTGCAGGAGTGTCTCCATCAAAGTTAGATTGTGCATCATCAAAATCTCCAGTTTCAGAATCAAATAAATCATCTAAGTTATCTGAAGTTTGTGTAATAGAAGCAGTTACTCTTGAAGTATAAACTCCACCTATATCAATAGGACTTGAAAACAAATAAAATCCTTGTGCAAATAAATCAGAAGTTGTAACACCAGAATCAAAAAATGTTGTTGCAGAATCAAAATTACCTAATGCAGAATCAAAAAGTTCTGATGAATCTAATCTTAAAGTATTATCAACAATAGTTAAATTACTGTCTAATCCATCATCAAAATCTCCAGTTTTATCGTCAAAATCTCCTTCACCATTATCAAACGCATCTAATCCTATAAATGTAGGTGATTCAGTTTGTGTAGCGACAGCATTATAGTTTCCTATCGCAGAAACATTAGTTGCGATAATAGCTTCATTAGAAGATAAGTTGCCATTTTTATCTACTGCTTTAATTAAATAAGAACCTACTCTTGCAGGAACTGTAACTGAAGTAGCTGGTCTTGCAACCTTTTCAACTAAAGAAACTGAGTTACCCCAAGAAGCACCACTTGTTAATGTAGAGTATCTAATTTGATAGTAAGCTAAATCTAAATCTGGTATTTGCGTCCAAGATAAATGTGCATCTCCACCAATTATATTACAAGCAAAATCTTCAACATCTGCTGGTGGTGCTATTCCACCAATGATAGTTCTTGTTGCAGATGTATAAGTTGATGACACTCCTAAAGTATTAAATGCTCTAACTCTTACGTTATATGTTTGTCCATCTATTACGTTTAAGATTCTTTGAGTTAAACCAGAACCTTGTCCAGCAATAATGTAATCTGTTTCTGTGCTTAATTTGTATTCTACTTGGTAGTAATCTACAAAACTATCTGGTGATGCACCTATTGTTACATCTAAAGCTGTAATAACAACTCCGTCTGAATATTGAATTAATTGATCTCCTAATGTAACTGAAGCTGGTGCAGATACACTATTAGGATTTGGTAAAGTTGTATCAGCTATTGTA